CTGCTGATGACCGAAACGCGAACGCCACATAATGACAACAGGGTCAAAAGTGATGTCTGGGCCTCCGAACATTAGGCCACAAAATTCCATTTTATCGGCTGTTTCCCGTTTGGGCTTCATAGACCACTGATTGGCGTGAAAGTTACTAGGCGTAGGCCACACTCCCGAGGTAACGGAATCATCGCCGGAAACGGCGATAGGGGTGCCATCAGGGCAAGCCAAGGACGCCCCGGTGAGAGCTGCGTTCCGCAAGGTGTTAAGCAACCATGTCCAGCGATCCCCGGATTCTTGACGGGGGAGATGATTACCCAAATGGGACCGGGTAGTCAAGCGCAGTTCACGATGTTGTTCGATAAACTCGGATGGGAAGTGACACAAATTCATGAGCCACAAATCGAATTCGAGAAAAACATGGTCAACACCGGAATCCCAAGCAGTGTAGTCGTTACCCGTCATAGGAGCACGAGGCCAATGAGCCTTATACCATTTAGACAGATCAGCGGGGGAAGCACGACAGTGAAGGTAGGTAGTCTTCCGGGCAAAACGGAGGGCCAGAGTCTCCATATACGTGGCGTAGGGGGCGTCTCGAAAGATACGACCGAGGTGGAAATCGGAAACCGTCTGTGATGGGAAAGCATTTGAACGCCACTTTGGTTTCTTCTTGATGAATTGACCCTTAGGGAAAAGCCGGACAAAGTTGTGATTGGTATCCAGAGACTGTTTCTCCACACTGCGTACAAGTTGAGCTTTAGTGCGTTTAGACGCCCAAGAGGCAAGTGCAGTGCGGTTACTCATGTCCATTAATCCGGGGGAGAAAGGAAAATCATTCCAGGAGCCAATGTCGAAAAACTTCTTGAAACCACGTTTTAGGGAAGCCAAACGACCAAGGTCTGAGCGAGACAATCTGCCGTCGTGTTCTCCCAAATGGATACGTTTCTGTTTGCCCAATTCATCGGTCAACTTGTCTGCGCGAGTGTGATGGAGAGTGTCTGGAGCACCATCAGGCACATGTTGTTTTGTCGATATCCAGTGGTCACGGTCAGAATTGGCTTCTATTTC